CCATACCATAGACAATATCAGATAATCTAAACAGATCATCGAAATATCGTACCTATGGCATTAACATACCGCAGCCCATTGGAAGAAGTACTCACCTCATTCAGCGCATCCGAGCAAAGTTTAATCGCAGAGCCAGCCATTACTAGTTATCGAGGATTGGAAAGAGATCTGTTCCATTTCTTTAACTACAATGTAGGGCCATACGCCAAAGAGAAACTAATCGGCGCTGGTGTGTACCTTAGCCCATTCTCCGGTATTCCACATTCACACCCCGTATGTAAAACCCTCGAAAACCACTTATTGTACAGAGTATTACCTAGTATTTTAGATAATTCTTTCCTTTTTGTTGGGATAAAAGAAAGTAAATTGAACTTCTTGCGCGCTCGGCATCAAAATTTGAGTATGGTTGAATTGGTCAATCGTTATGTAACAAGCGCAGATAGAACAAGGTACCCCAATGATTTCCATTTGAGTATAACAGCTGAGCAATGTTTCAATAGATATGATGGTTTTAAGCACCTAGGTCCCGGATTGCGGAAACTTTTACCGCATTGTATCACAGTTAAACCCAGGAGACTGTTCTTACATGACGAGCTGCACTACTGGTGTGAGAGGGACCTGGTTACCTTCCTTTCAGCTGTCAAACCTGAAAAAGTTCTTGGTACTGTGGTCTACCCTCCTGAGCTGCTCAAAGGAGTTAAGTTTAGCCTCAATAAATGGTGTTATGACTTCGACGTCGAGGGCGACGATTTGATCTTTTACCCTGATGGTGTGCGCACTGAGAGCTATACACAGCCATTGAGTGGTTGTTTTTATTTGAAAGTAGGTACGCTCAAGCTTCTAGATGGGAGCATTTACCACATTGATGTTGTGCATAGTACTTTCTGTCACCACTTGATTTCAATCACCGCTGGTGAGGCTGTTCGGGCCCCAACTAATTCTTTCTCCAACTTTGATGCAACCACATGTCGTGGCTTGCCAAATATCGCGTTCAGATCATTGGGACCCTGCATTGCGGTACCATATCCTGTCATTAGTAGGGTGTACCGGTATTTGAGGACCTTGCAAAAGCCTGATTTACAGTCTGCTATGGCGAAACTCTCACAGATCATGCCTGAGCCCACTGGATATCAAATTAAATTTATGACAGAGTTCAGCAAAATGGTAATTGACACCCCTGTTGGAGCTAGTTTCTTCCAGGTAGCAATCTTTGAAAAGTTTAAGGGATTCCTAACAACTTTTTTTCCAAAGTATGTTGCCGCACGTTTTGATGTTGCTAGGATCAGGTCTTTAGATGAGTTTGTAGAGCATATGTGCCCTTACACTTTTAAAATCAAAGCTGTCGTCCATGACATGAGGTTGCACCAACTGCTCTTCCCACGGGATGAAGAGATGCCCAGAGACGAGGATTTCGATACAATCCGGGCACTAGAGATGCAGTGGGGTGGTGGTGCAAATGGTGAGAGGATAGGTGCTGCATACACCGTTGGCCCTTTTTGTGATTACCCTGTTATTGATGCGCAGAAAGTTTTCCAACTGATGCGAGCTATTTCACGAGAGTGGTCATTCTCATTCTCAATGGTCCAATATTGCGAACTGGGTGATTATACAGATTTCATGCAAGCATCTAGATTGCTCTGGTTCTCTTCTAAACTTGCAGGTTGGGACGTATGTCTTGCGACTTACAACAAATATGTGCATATGAGGCACAGCGATTGGAAACGTAGGCTGAAGAGCTTTAGGTCTATTGGTTATGCTTGGTTTTGTATGCGCGTTAGATCTTATGAGCGCTATATCTGCGCATACCCCGACCAAGCGAAAAGTTATAAAGCTCTGGATGAAACATATAGCACAGTTGTTGCTGACTTGCTCGGAAGCTTCGCTTGGAATAAGCTAGTTATTTCCGCAGCGGCTCCAAAGTTAGATAAAACTAGCAAAGTTCCTAAGGAGGGTGTCGCAGAGGAAATTCCTGCTCACTGTACGCGTGCGAGCGCTGCTTTTGTTTCCACACCATGTGATTCCACAGCACAATCGGAAAGTTGTGACTTTGAGCTAAATCTACCTGCTCAGATTGCTGATCTTAGTTGTTCATGCGATCACACTCTTGCTGTACTTAACGTTTTAGCCTACGAGGCTCTTGAGCTAGAGTTTCCTGATCAGTTACCTGGGTGCCGAGCCGGGTGGTATGTCAAGGAGCCGCAGGCTACAGATGTTGGTGGGTTTCTGGGTTGCCAACAACTCAGGTGGCTTGATTTCTTTGACAGTTTCTTAGAGCTGCATGGGGCACAACCCGGTTCTTATGACTGTTGCTTTGCTCAAGTTTTCGATCTTGACAGCACTTTTGAGTACTGTAATAGAGATGGGGGTGTCTTTGAGGAGGGGACCCCAGCATACCTTTTCCAAACGCGTGGTACTTCCAGGGTTCATCTTCAAGGTTTGGGCTGCTGTGGGGAAAGGGCTCTACTTGGGCCGGTGTGCTTTGAGATGCCTGCTAGTTTATTACATGAGCACAAGTGGAAGGTATCAAAAAGTTCCACAGGCTGTACCATAATGACTTTTAGGAAACTCCGTCAAGGGGAGCCTCTGGTCGTTGAGACTGCTGCACCTACGGTGCAGAAAGGAGCCGGCGTGGATTCATCCTTTACTTGGGAGCAGTACGGTGTCACCATATTAAGCAGTCATATGAGTAAAGCACCTGATGGGCGCATTGAACCGCAACGCGGCGATGGGAGTTGCTTCTTCCATTGTATGGAGCCTTTCACCAATTTAGAAGCCTCGCTCTTACGTCGGACAATAGCAAAAGAGATGGGAAGAGATTCTAAGGTTTTGGAGAGTGATCTCTTGGAGTGTCAAGGTAATGGACCCGTTTCAGACGGAGTTATAGCATATACAATTAGATTTTTGGGTCTTAAAGTGAGGTTTTTCTCTCCAGAATTGAATGAGGTTCGCAAATTTAGCACATGCACTGCCGCAAATTTTTGGGTCGATGTTTTGCATCACGGGAATCACTTCGATCTCCTGTATCCTACCAACGACTGTGTATTGATTGCTTTGGAACATGGGCTTGGCCGAAAGCGCGGGGATATTCTCAAGGTTTTGAGCAGGCCGCAGCACTCTGATATCTTTCAGATAGCTACTGGGGGTGTTGGGTTAACTTTGGAGTTACTTGAGCCTATTTTCCAGTGTTTCCAGATTGACGCACGAGTTTTATGTGGGTCAGAGGTTTTCACTTATCCTACATCTGGGACCTTTGCTTTGGATTTTGAACTAGCTAACAGTCATCTTACATTTAAGAGTGCACGCAGGAAAGAAACTGTTAGCTCCTGCTTGAAAGTGGTGGAAGCGAGCCCACATGGTAGGTTGGTTCTCAATTGTGCAGGTACAGGTGTGTTGTTTGAAGTATGCTCCAACACTGCGCAAAAGCTAGCAGAGTCACTTTTTGATGGCCGTACCGGGATTGTGAGCTCAAAACTTTTTAACAACAGGGAAAGGTTTGAGATCAGCTCAACTTCACTGCTACCACGTACTTTAAATGTTATTTGTGGAGTTTTTGGTTGTGGGAAAAGTACACTGTTGTGCAAGGCTTTAGAAAAGGGGCTAGGTGTATGCATTTTTGTTACACCAAGGCGTAGCTTAGCCGAGCAAATGACCCTACTTGTTCAGAGTGTTGAGACTTCTACTTCCGTGACTATTTTGACGTTTGAAAAATTTTTGCATCAAATGGTTAATGTTAAAGAAGGTAGCACTATCATTTTTGATGAATTCCAGTTGTACCCCCCTGGCTACTTTGATCTTGTGTGTAGCCAGCTCACGGATGGTGTTTCCCTGCATTTGCTAGGTGACCCATGTCAGAGTGACTATGATAACGCCAAGGACCGGGGTGTTTTTGAGGGGCTGCTGCCTGACCATCAGAGGATCTTACAAGGTATACAGTTTAGATATGCGACTAGGAGTTATAGATTCTCAAACCCAAATTTTGTTGGGCGTTTGCCGTGTGCAATTTCAAACACTAATGAGGCCGACTTTGAAGATTTTGAAATACTTGAAGGGATTGAGCAGGTTCAGGAAGTAGATGTCGAGTGCTACTTAGTCTCAAGTTTTATTGAAAAACAGGCTGTTCGTGCGCTCGTGGGGCTTGATAGAATGGTTCAAACCTTTGGCGAGAGTACTGGCTTAACATATAATTGCGTTGCTGTGGTCGTTTCTGAAGCTTCAAAATTGGCTAGTGAACGGCGCTGGATCACAGCCTTGACCCGTGCACGCAAGCGAGTAACTTTCATCACAAATTTGGGTTGTTCGAAACATCTTATCGCTGAGATTTTTAGTAATCGTGCACTTGGGCGTTTCCTCACTTGTACTGCATCCATTGATAATCTCCGTTGCTTATTACCCGGAGAGCCAAATTTTATCGAGGAACTAGTGCCAACGATTGGTGCAAATTTGGGTGTGGTGGAGGAGAAAGTCAGTGGTGACCCCTGGTTAAAAACAATGCTATTCCTTGGGCAGGTTGCTGACGTGGCTGATGAAATAGACGTGGATGAAGCTCTGCAAATTGAACCCTTTAAAACCCATGTTGCTAGAAGCAACCTTGAGGGTGTTCGAGCGTTATGGCACGACAAGATTAGGCTAAAAGAGCATCGCGAGAAACGTATGGGCTACCTTGTTAGTGAGCAGTTCACCGACATGCATAGCAAGAATATGGGTAAGAAGCTGACCAATGCTGCTGAACGATTTGAAACGATATATCCAAAACACAAAGGGAGTGATACAGTCACTTTTATTATGGGCGCTAGGAAAAGATTGCGGTTCTCAAAGCCAGCAGTTGAAGCTAGGAAGTTGATGGATGCTAGCAATTTTAGTGAGTTCATGCTTCAAGAATTCCTAAAGCATGTTCCACTTAAAAAGGCACATAACCAGGCATTCATGGATGCTTCTCTTGCGGACTTTGAGGAAAAGAAGACCTCAAAAAGCGCAGCCACTATCGCTAACCATGCAGGCCGCTCATGCAGGGACTGGTTAATTGACACAGGGCTAGTATTTATGAAGAGCCAGCACTGCACGAAATTTGATAATCGCTTCAGGGATGCAAAAGCGGCACAGGCTATAGTATGTTTCCAGCACGCCGTACTCTGCAGGCTAGCTCCTTTCGTTCGTTACATTGAACGGAAGATAGCTGAAGTGCTTCCAGAGAAATTTTACATACATAGCGGTAAGGGCCTGGAGGAGTTGAATGCATGGGTCACTCGTGGAAGTTTTGAAGGAGTTTGCACGGAATCAGATTATGAAGCTTTTGACGCTAGCCAGGATCAGTACATACTTGCTTTTGAGCTACATGTCATGAAATACCTTGGGTTGCCCAGGGACCTAATAGAAGATTACAAGTTCATTAAAATGCACCTAGGGTCGAAACTAGGCAATTTCGCTATAATGAGATTCTCTGGGGAGGCAAGTACCTTTTTGTTCAATACCATGGCAAATATGCTTTTTACCTTCTTGAGATATGAGATCAAAGGCCATGAGCGTATCTGTTTTGCAGGTGATGACATGTGCGCCAATGCCCGACTCCGCCACCGACTTGACCAGGAGAAGTTTCTAGGTTTGCTCAAGCTAAAGGCAAAGGTATCATTCACGCAAAAGCCAACTTTTTGCGGGTGGAACTTATGTTCGGATGGTATTTACAAGAAACCACAGCTTGTGCTTGAGAGATTGTGCATAGCGAAAGAGACCAATAACCTTGCTTGCTGTATAGACAATTATGCACTTGAGGTAGCTTTTGCTTACAAAATGGGTGAGAGGGCTGTTCTGCGTATGGACGAAGAAGAGTTACAGAGTCATTACAATTGCGTGAGGATCATTCTGCAAAACAAGAATTTAATAAAATCCAATGTTCTCACCTACTTCTCCGCTTAGAGAGTTTAATTGGAGCGCTTAGGTTTAAACGTAGGTTTTGATATATGGATGTACTAGTTAATAAGTTGCTTAGTTTCAATTTCGTGCGTGTATCTAGCAAACTTAGCAAGCCTATTATTGTTAATTGTGTGCCAGGTGCGGGCAAGAGCCACCTCATTCGTGAGCTTCTTAGGGAGGACGAGAGATTTGTAGCCTATACTTTTGGGGCGGATGTCACTGACACCACTGATTGCATAACAATACAGAGAGTACCAGAGACTAAACCCATCCACAATTTCATTATTATCGACGAATATCAGCTTGGTGATTGGAAAAGTTTTGAGCCTATCGCTATTTTTGGGGATCCACTGCAAGGCTCAAGTGAGTGCTTAAGGCCTCATTTCACAACTGACCTGTCGAAACGTTTTGGCTCCTCTACTTGCTCCCTTCTTCAATCGATTGGTTATCAAATTAGAAGTGAGCGTGCTGATATCTGCATTATAGCTGAAGTTACAAGCGCTGAGTTGGAGGGTACGGTCATTGCTTACGGCCCAGAAGCTGAGTGGTTACTGAAGTGGTACGGTGTGCCCCATCTGAAGGTTTGTGAGATCCAAGGAAAGACTTTTGACGTGGTCACCCTCGTGACAGATTATTCTATTGTAACAGAGGGCAACAGGCGGGATTTATACCTTTGTTTGACTAGGCACAGAAATAAACTGCAAATTCTCAACGGTGATGCCACTCTTACCACCTCCTGATAATACGAAAGCAATCTTGGCTGTGGCTGTTGGCTGTAGTATTGGACTCGCCTTGTTTATGCTGACGAGAAGCACCCTGCCTCACGTTGGAGATAATTTGCATTCGTTACCACACGGTGGGAGTTATAGGGACGGTACCAAATCAATCAATTATTGTGGTCCTAGGAAGAATTATCCATCAAGCAACCTTCTAACTAACAGCACCGCTTTCGTGCCCATAATAGTTGTTGCTCTTACAGGTGCCATTTTACTGCTATCTCGTGGTAGTAGCCGCTGTGTGGCATGCGGGAGATCACACGCTTAACCATATATACTTGTTCTGGTTTGTTGCTAACTTTGGTTATTTTAAGCTTATTTAGTGTACATAGGCGTGCTGAAAGTAGCTGTACTATCATTATAACAGGCGAGAGTTTAACGATCCGTGGTTGTGAATTTACACCAGACTTTATCGAATATGCTAAGACGCTTGGGGTAGCTAAACATTGGTAGCCTTAGGTTTCAAGCTTTTGGACTGAAATAATTATGTCAACGAGTGAAACAGAGGAACAGAGATCACGAAGACTGGCTTCAGAGAGAAGTGATGCTGAACGCCGGAAAAATGATGCAGCTGTGAGAGCTAGGCAGGATGCTGCTATCGATTCTGAGGAACCTGCTGACGTGCAAGAGACGAGCGTTAATGATGTTGATCTGCGTCAAATGGAAAATAGGGTCCAGGAAGCTAAGCGGTTTTTGGAGCGCTTCAACAAGCTTAAGAAGTTCCAAGCGGACAATATGACAGCAGGTGAGATCAAGAATGGAGGGTTTGAAACTGGGAGGCCAAAACTGAACATTGCGGCCAATTTGCGCGGCGACACAGCTAATGTATTCACTAGGCCTAGCATGGATGCTTTAATAGCATTGGACTTCAAAGCTGAATCCTTGGCAGTTGCGACTGCAGAAGACCTAGCTGCTATCACTGCTAAATTTGAACAGCTTGGGGTGCCAACTGAGAGATTAGCTCCACTTTGTTGGTCGATTGCAAGGTATTGTGCAGATACGAGTTCTTCATATGTAGCTGATCCGAAAGGAACTTTTGAATACCCAGGGGGTGCTATAACAAGGGACGCTGTTTATGCCGTCATCAAAGAAGTTACGACCCTGAGGGCTTTCTGCAGAGCTTTCGCACCAGTGGTTTGGAATGAGATGTTAATCGCTAAAAGACCTCCTGCTGGTTGGCAAACCAAAGGTTACACTGCTAGTACAAAGTATGCTGCCTTTGATACTTTCGATTACGTGCTTAATTCTGCTTGTGTCCAGCCACTTGAGGGGATCATACGGGTTCCAACAGATGAGGAGACCATAGCTCACATGACCAACAAGCGGATTGCTATTGATAGGAATAGGCGCAATGGCCGGTTTTCAAGCACAAACAGCTTAGTTACTGGGGGCATGTTCGGTAAAGATATCAAAACAAACTTCAATGGATCCAACAATGCAGACTAGTGTAAGTTTACTCTTAGCCGTAAAGAATAAATTGTGTGATAGTGGCGTGCCTACTGACGTCGCGATTGGTATTATAGAACCAATTATCAAAGAGGTGAGGAAACTGCAGCGCCAAGAAGAGCAAAGGCTGCTACGTTTTAATGGTTGTTCTAGGAGTGCTATTAAAAGACGAGCTAAATATCTCAATAAATGTCATAAATGCGGTAAACAAAGTCACTACGGGCTTTGTTCGCGTAATCAGACTATCAGTAACATGGAGGTGGAGTATCTCATCCGTTGTGGGACGATTAGGTATCTTACCGAAAATCCACAAAGACGGAAGGACTCCATCTACAGTTCTGATTATGAAAAATTAGTAGAGCGTGCTACGCGTGTATAGTAGTGTGTCAGAGCCATATCGGCGACTATTCAGACCTATTTTGAATAGCTTGACTAAGG